ACAAATTTTTACACTAATGTGACTCGCTATGGAAATACTCTGCTTTATCGTGGCATCGAAAACGGTAAACGAGTTTCTAAGCGAATAAAATACAAACCTAGACTTTACGTTACTACGAATCGACCTACAGATTGGCAAGCTCTTAATGGCCAGCCAGTTGGCGAACTAGAATTCGAATCTATGCGTGATGCTAAAGAATGGATTAATGAAAAGAAACATATTGCTGGAATTGATATCCATGGACAGATACGATATGTGTCAGCCTTTATCAATGACGAATTCCCTGGCAAAATCGAATTTGATCGTAATCAGATCAACGTAACAACAATTGATATCGAGGTACAATCGGATGACGGGTTTCCTGAGCCTGATATGGCGTCGTATCCTATCACTGCAATTTGTCTTAAAAACAATATTGATAATACTTATTATGTTTGGGGTTGTGGAGACTACGATGTAGAAAAGACTCTTATGAAAACACACAGAGTCGTATACAAAAAGTTCGAAAACGAATCTTTACTTCTACATGATTTTCTTGCTCATTGGTCTCAACCATCAAATACTCCCGACGTCTTAACTGGCTGGAATGTTCGATTCTTTGATTTACCTTATATTGTAAATCGTATCAAAAGAATTATTGGTGAAGAACAAATATACAAGCTTTCTCCATGGGGAAGTTCTCTTAAATCTCATGCTTTCCAAGACGATAGACCTAGTTCTAAGTTTGGTCGTGAACAAGCTGGTTATAAGATACAAGGTATATCTGTTATTGATTACCTAGAGCTCTTTCAAAAGTTTGGCTACTCATACGGTCCACAAGAAACATACAAACTCGATCATATTGCTCATGTCGTACTTGGCGAAAAGAAACTATCGTACGATGAGTATAATGATCTATTCTCTTTATACAAATACAACTATCAAAAGTTTATTGATTACAATATCAAAGACGTTGAACTTGTCGATCGATTGGAAGATAAACTTGGGCTAATTACTCTTGCTGTAACTATGGCTTATCAAGCTGGAGTTAACTACACTGATACATTTGGTACTACGGCTATTTGGGATAGTATCATATACAGAAATCTAAATGACAAAAAAATTGCTATTCCTTTTGCTGAAGATAAGCACAAAACAATGTATCCAGGCGGCTATGTAAAAGATCCCCATGTTGGAATGCATGAATGGGTTACTAGCTTTGATTTGAATTCTCTATATCCTTCAATTATTATGCAGTACAATATGTCTCCTGAGACTATTGCTAACGGTATAACCGAACAAGTTGATGTTGAAGGACTACTAGCGGATAATAAACCGGTGCGTACAAAAGACATGGCTCTTGCCGCAAACGGCCAGTATTTCAGAACTGATAAAAAAGGTATTCTACCTGAGATTATCGATGAAATGTATACAGAACGTGTTGGCATTAAGAATGCTATGATTCAAGCTCAACAACAATTACAACTTATAGATAAAAATGATAAACAAGAACTATACAAAATCGAAAGGGATATTGCCATCAATGAAAATCGACAAATGGCAATTAAAATTCTCCTTAACTCTCTTTATGGTGCTCTCGGCAATCGTTATTTTCGATTCTTCGATCAAAGAATCGCAGAAGCGATTACTCTTACCGGACAGCTTACCATACGATGGGCCGAATACGCCCTCAATGATTATCTTAACGGAGTGCTTAAACCAGAAAAATACAAAGACTATGTACTTGCAATCGACACAGATTCGCTGTATGTGGGCTTAGGCGATCTTGTTAATAAAGTCAATCCATCTGATCCTACTAGTTTCTTAGACAAAGCTGCATCAGAAATGCTTGAGCCAGTACTAGCTCAGTCTTATGATAGGCTATATACTAAACTTGGTGGTATCGATAATCGCATGGTCATGAAACGTGAAGCAATTGCTGATCGTGGTATATGGACAGCCAAGAAAAGATATATCCTTAATGTGCATGATAACGAAGGTGTAAGATACAAAGAACCAAAGCTTAAAATAATGGGCATTGAAGCTATCAAATCTTCTACGCCAGCTCCATGTCGTGATGCTCTCAAACAGATATTCAAAGTTATTATTTCTTCGAATGAGGTAAATACACAAGAAGCCATCGATCAATTCAAAGGCTATTTCAAAACGCTCGGTCCAGATGAAATTGCTTTTCCACGTGGAGTTACTAAAGTTAAGCAATTCAAAGATTCAGAAAACCTGTACAAAAAAGGTACTCCTATACATGTTCGCGGTAGTTTACTATACAATCATATGTTATCAAACTTATCGTTACAAAAGAAGTATGAAAAAATCAAGAATGGAGAAAAGATTAAGTTTATCTATCTCCGTACTCCAAATCCAATTCATGAGAATGTTATCTCGTTTCCGACGTATCTGCCTGATGAATTTGGTTTACATAAATATATTGACTTTGATACTCAATTTCAAAAGACGTTCCTCGATCCAATTGAGCCGATCTTGGATGCAATAGGCTGGTCTTCAGAAGAAAGATCTACTTTAGATGAATTTTTTGCATAAAAACGTTTACATTTGGCTCAAACTATGGTATAATATACAATATGAAAATTAAAAAAGAAATCAAACTCGTCAGACTATCGTCTGGTGAAGAAATTATAGCTAATGTGGAAACATATGAAGATCATGTTAAGCTATACGACGGTATCGTCATGATCCCAGCTGGTGAAGGCAAGATCGGCTTTATGCCGTGGATGCCTTATACAAAAGCTGCAGATGGTCTGCTTATTAATAATAGATGGATTCTATTTGTAATTGACCCAGTTGGAGATATGATCGATCAATTTAAACAGGCAATAAGTCCAATTGACTTAAGCCAATCAAAAGGAATCATAAAGTAATGAGTATGAACTGGCCACAAGATATCACAGAAATGCAAACCAAATATGGTACGCGTGAATGGGTAGCGGCAAACAAAGATAAACTAATTCAGTTTCTAAATTTTAGAGCTGATTTTCTACAAGAAGAATTGGATGAAACTAAAAGAGCGATTTTAGCTGAAGATGCTGAAGAAATCGTTGATGGTCTTATCGATCTTTGTGTAGTAGCAATCGGTACTCTCGATGCATTTGGCGTCGACGCTCATAAAGCTTGGAATGAAGTTTTAGTAGCAAACATGGATAAATCAGTTGGTGTAAAAGAGTCTAGGCCTAATCCACTTGGACTACCAGATCTTGTCAAAGGAGAAGACTGGGAACCACCATCTCATAAAGGTAATTATGGCGATCTCCCTAACAATTTTTGATAGTATATATGACAATACAACGATTAAAAGGATGGACTATGAATCGTTTGAAGAGTTCGAATCAGTACTCTATAGACTCGCAGAATCCACCAAATATCGTACAAAGTCTGAAGCACCTCTTATTAGTCCTGCTATATATCTGCCTGATACTACTCGGGCTAACGATAATGTGGTTGCTTGGGGCGGGTTTGGTATTCTCGATATTGATAACTTTAGCGGTGATATAAAAGATATTGAATCTAAATATGAAAGATATAAATATATTTGTTACTCTACTGCAAGTTCTAGTTTACACGAGCCTCGTTTTAGGCTGGTATTTCCTTTAACAAATAATGTTAATAAGGACAATATTAAACATTTCTGGTTTGCTTTAAATAAAGAAATCGGCGATATAGCAGATGCTCAAACAAAAGATTTAAGTCGTATGTATTATATACCAGCAAAGTATAAAGATTCATTTAACTTTATATTTACGCATGATGGTGATATTATGGATCCCAATGAATTGATGTCAAAACACAAATATGTTCTACCTGAAGAAAGCTTTTATGAAAGACTTCCGAAAGCTATTCAAGAAGGATTACGAAAGCATAGAGAAAATTCTCTAAATAACAAATCATATTCATGGACAGGATATAAAGACTGTCCTTTTGTCAACAAACGACAAATAGAAGAATACAAAGTTTTAAACGATGGTTGGTATTACAAGCTTTATCAGATAATGGTATCTGTTGCTGGTAATGCTGTAAGCAAAGGTTATCCTATAACAGCAAAAGAAGTTGAATTTATAATTCGAGATCTTGATGCTGATTGTGGCAATTGGTATCTTAAAAGACCAATCGATAAAGAAGCTGAAAGAGCTATTGAATTTGTTTTTAGGAAAAATATATAAATGGGGCTGTAGCTCAGTTGGGAGAGCGTTCGGTTTGCATCCGAAAGGTCGTGGGTTCGATTCCCTCCAGCTCCACCATATAAAGGAGAATATTATGAAATTACCTAACTCATCATCTAAATGGTATTTGCCAATGCATTTTACTATTTGGGTATTTTTAATTGGATTTATTTTTTGGTCTGAATATGCTTATGGCTATGACGAAAATAATGATAGGTTTTGCCTAGCTCAAAATATTTATTTTGAATCTGGTAATCAACCTTATGCTGGTAAAATGGCTGTAGCTCATGTAACTCTAAATAGAGTTGAAGACTTACAGTTTCCAGAAACTATATGTGAAGTAGTATATCAAACAAAATCATATTACACTTCATGGAAAGGAGAACAAGTTCCTAATAGAGGAATGTGTCAATTCAGTTGGTATTGTGATGGCAAATCGGATGAACCAAAAGATTCTAAAACATGGATAGAATCTATTCGAATTGCTGATATTGCTTTAAACAATAATCAGAATGATATTACTGAAGGTTCCCTTTGGTATCATGCGACATATATAACCCCGTATTGGGCAGATCATTTAACAGAAGTAATAACAATCGAAGATCATCGATTTTACAAATAGGAGGAAACTATGACATTTGGAGAATATCATACTTATGAAAAAGGTAATAGACAAGCAATCGTTATGAAAAATGAAGAAGGCTTTTATTTTAATCTCTTTGAAGAAAATAAGTTAATAGAAACAAGACAAGTGTATAATCATTCAGAACAGTATGCTGAAAATGTAGCAGAAAACTGGGTAGAACAAATACTATTAACTGGATAATGGATTTTACACTTGATGAAATAAACCCCATAAGGCTTCATGATAGAGCCTTAGAGGAAGCTAAAAAAATTAGAACAAATATATCATTTAAAGATAGTGGTAGAAGTTGGGAAGATTTACTTAGGCAAACTCGAAGAGGGCACGCAGCAGAATTATATCTTATAGATATATTAGGATATGATGATGATGAACGAGAATACAAAGACGTAATCGATCCAGATGGAAATTATGTTGAAGTTAAAGTAACTAACTCAATAGATAATATACCATTTATGATCGAAAAATTTACTAATATAAAGTTAAATCAAACGTGGATGGATTGGCCAGATCATCTCATTATTTTTATTAACCCTATTGACTCATCAGAATATACTTACAATAGTAGATGGCAATGGACAGATAATACGTGGAGAAGACATGTATAGATATAAAGTAGAGGTTACAAGAATCGTAGACGGCGATACAGTTGATGTAGATGTCGATTTAGGATTTGGAATGATCTATAAAAAACAAAGAGTAAGAATGATGGGCATAGATACTCCGGAATCAAGAACAAGAGACTTAGAAGAAAAGTTCTATGGTAAAGCGAGTAAAGCTCATCTTGTTTCTAAACTAGAAGGTAAAGAAGTTCAATTAGTATCTCATGACAAAGGTAAATTTGGTAGAATACTCGGTGAACTTTTTATTGATGATAACCCGATAAGCGTGAATCAGCAAATGATTGATGAGTATCATGCAGTTCCTTACCTTGGACAGTCAAAAGACGATACTGAACAAGGACATTTATGGAATCGAGCAATATTAAATGAGCAAGGTATTACTTACATTGCAGACTAAAATAATTGAAAATAATCGTTTACATTTCAATGAAACTATGGTATAATATATAATATGAAAGAAAGTTTAAAAGTATTACAAGAATGTGCAGAAATGCAAACTAAAAAATCTCAAGACTATCAAAGTCATGAATCAACTGTTCTACAAGCAATGCATTACCGTAGAGGTATTGATACTATTCATGATATCTTAATCGGTAAGATGCAAAGAGCAACATCGATAATTGAATCAGGTAATGAACCTAATTATGAATCGTTAGAAGATACTTACAAAGATATGGTTAACTATGCAAGTTTTGCAGTATCATATATTCGTGGTAAGATGGAAGGACAAGATCCTGATCGTGATATGTTTAACAAAAGGAAAATTGATGTATCAGAACACGACTAAAGATATTGCAGAAATCTTTGTAAATGCTCTTGAAAATGAAGAGTTTACAACAGATAAAACTGGTTGTAAAACAATTGAAATAATTGGTGCCAATTTCTTAGCAGATAAACCAGCAATATTCGGTAAACCTAATACAGATTATATCGATAGAGAAATTGATTGGTATGAATCTGAGTCAACAAATATAAATGATATATATGCTGGAGAAAGAGAACCTCCTGCAGCTTGGGTTGGATCAGCTGACCCTCATGGTAATATCAATTCCAATTATGGCAAACTTATTTATTCAGAACAATATCATAATCAATATGAATCTGTACTTCAAGAACTAAATGAAAATCCAGATTCTCGTAGAGCATCGATGATATATCAAAGACCGTCTATATGGACTGAATATTATCAAGGTGGTAAATCAGATTTTATTTGTACGAATGCAGTAACTTATTATATTCGTAATAGTCAAGTCGATGCAGTTGTTCAAATGAGATCTAATGATGTAGTATTTGGATATCGCAATGATTTTGCTTGGCAAGAATATGTATTAAATTGTTTAACTAGTGATATAAACAAAGAACTATATCATGGAACATTACGGGCCGGAAATATATTCTGGCAAGTACAAAATTTACATGTATATGAAAGACATTTTGATTTGGTGAAATAAATGGATAAGTGGGATAGTAGATATTTAGGATTAGCAAAAGAAGTTTCAACATGGTCAAAAGATCCTAGCACTCAAGTTGGTGCTATAGCAGTATCAGATTATGGTGGAGTCATTGCTCAAGGCTATAATGGTTTTCCTAGAGGTATCGAAGATAACGAATTTAGATTAGCTGATAAAGAATCAAAGTATAAGTATGTAGTACATGCTGAAATGAATTGTATCTATAACGCAGCATATCAAGGATCTAGTTTAATAGGTTCTACTATGTATGTTTATGGATTACCAGTATGCAATGAATGTGCTAAAGGAATAATTCAAGCTGGTATACTCAGAGTAGTATCTCCGAAGATATCAGATCCAAGCGTAGTTCCAATTAAATGGAAGCAATCATTATATACTACACTTGAATTGTTTGAAGAAACAGGAATTGAGTACGATTTTGTTTAATTATAAATATATTATAGAGTGAGCTACTCTGGCCTCCAGCCAAATCTACTCACTATAATAAACTGATATAAAAGGAGGAAAAACTTATGTCAAAAATAAAAGTCGGCATCATAGGTGTCGGATCATGCGCCAAATCTCTCGTTGAGGGCGTTCAATACTACAACGAGAATCCAGAAGATGTTGTTGGTTTAATGTACCCAGATATTGGTGGGTATACTACTAATGACCTCGAATTTGTATGTGGATTTGATATTGATAAGAGAAAAGTCAATAAAAAATTACACAAAGCTTTAAGAGCTAAACCTAACTGTTCTATGGACCATGTAGATAAAATTGATACTATATCAAATACTTCATGTGTTCATCCAGATGCGTTATGTTATTCAGCTCCAGAAATGGACGGAATAGCTCCACATATGAATGATTATCCTGATGATGTTACCTTTGTAAATGGAGCAATTCCAGCTGAATCTCAAGAGAGAACAATTGAATTGCTAAAATATCATGAAGTGGATGTTCTTATTAATTACTTACCTGTAGGTTCAGATGAAGCAACTGATTATTGGATTAATATTGCTTTAGACGCTGGTGTACATTTTGTAAATTGTATTCCAACTTTAATTTCTACAGATAAAGCAATGGAAGTAGAACAAAGATTTATTGATAAAGGATTAACTATTATCGGATCAGATATGAGATCGGCCTGGGGTGCTTCAAGAATGTCAGAAGTATTACAAGGCGCTATGCTCGATGCTGGTTTACAAGTCACACAACATATTCAAATGAATATGGCTGCAGGTTCTACTCAAGGTCAAGAACATATTAGAACTGGTAGAACTGCAAATACAGACTTCTTAAACATGGCAAAAGAATATAGATTACATTCAAAACATGTCTCAAAAGAAAATGTACTAAAAGGACAAAATATTGTAAGGGATGAGTCTACAGCAGGTATGACTTTATTTGCTGGTCCATCTCTTACCGTTCAACAAAAACCAGGAGCAGAATATATAGCATCAGATAATAAGATTGCTAACTTTGATATGGTTGCTTATGGATTTGGTGGAGCAAGATATGAAATGTCAGCTAGACTTTCTGTTCAAGATTCGCCAAACTCTGGTGGTGTAGTTGTTTCAGCTATTCGATTCTGTAAAGTAGCAAGTGAAATGGGTATTGTAGGATATTTAAGAGGAGCTTCGGCTTGGACTCAAAAATCTCCACCAGTACAAATGCTTACTGCAGATGCAAAATTTGAATGTGATGCGTTATCTAGGAGAACACTTACTCCTATTACATCATTGCAATTAGCTGATAGTGATCCAAGAGCTGAAGATTTAGCTCATACCTTTCAAACTGATAGTACGGATTATGAAGATTAATACATTTGATATTGACGGTGTAATTTACTTTGGAGAAGAGTTTACAGGCGTAAGACCTAGTTATGGTGATATAATCATAACTGGGCGGCCGATCTACGAATTTAAAAAGACTCAAGAAATGCTTATTTCTAGAGGTATAGATAATACTGTATATATGAATCCTCTTGCAAGAGATGACATTAGATACAATAGAAATACTTCAGGGAAGTTTAAAGCTGGAATAATTACTACATTGAAAAAATTAGGTTATGACATTGGAATGCATTTTGAAGATGATCCGATCCAAATAAAAGAAATTAGGAAAGATCATCCAGAACTTAATATTATACATTTGAAACGAGAAGATGGGATACTCGAATACTAAATACTTATACGACTGGAATACATACGATAAAGAATTAATGAAGGACTTTAATTGGTTCCTTTATAAAATTAATCAAAGAGCCTGCATTCAGCAAGGCTTTATATCTGAAAAATATGAAGCTGTAAACCGGCATGGAGACATTGACTTTGGCCTAGGCGAAGATGTCGAATATTTCCATCCAACAATTACTCTTGATGATCGTATGAGATTTATTGGTACTCAAATTGCTTCTCATCAAATGAGTTTAAATAATATTGTATGTAATACAATCATATCTCATTTCTATGGAGCAAGAGGAGTTCATTTTCTAGCTTCAGGCCAAGATGGAGACTTTGTAGACTTTGATAGAATTGCTAATAAAGATAATGATTATAAAGCTTTTATTAAAGGTAATTTAGATAAAGCTACAAAAAATAAGCAACCAATATGGGGTACTACAGAATTACATACCTCGATTCAAACTTCAGCAAGAAACTTTTGTCGGGATTATTATAATCAACCAGATAGAAAGTTCCATGCATTTGATGTATGTGAATGGGTTGCTTCGTTTAGAGATACAAAAATAATTGAAGGAATGCTTAATTGTCAAAATATGGAACAAGTGTATAAGCTTCTTCGTACCCTACCAGGAGTTGGAGAATACTATGGTTTCCATTGTGCAGCTTCTACTTCAGTATTACCTCAAATGAAATACCATCATGATCAGAGATTCGTATCTCCTGGTCCTGGTGCAGTATATACAATTAAATTAATGTGGCCGAATGCGCCAAAGAAAGCTTATGCAGATGCTATATACTTTCTAAGAGAAAATTCAGATGAAGTTGGTCTTACAACTAATGTAGATTTTGATAAGAATGCATTCAATATCAAACTAAGAGACGGAAGTTCTTTATTTTCTGAAGAACAAAACTCTCTTAAATATTATGGAACAGAAGTACTTTGTTGTCAGTTTGGTGTATATCTACAAATACGAGATGATGAAAAAGCATGCGCTCGTAGGCAAGTAGCAAGAGCTAAGACAACAAATACACAATCATTATCGGAGTTTATGTAATGGAATTAAGAGAATATAAAGGCGTTCTACATCGAAAAGGAAATAGAACAGATAGAAACATGATAAATGATTGTAGAAATAACTACGAAGATTTTAGATTTTTCCCTGGGTCTGTAGTAGTAGATTTTGGAGCTAATATCGGCGGATTTGCTCATATGTGTAAGAATGAAAACGTGGATGAATATATTGGATATGAAGCTGATCCAGAAAACTTTGAGATTCTATCTAAGAATTTTCCAAGCGATAAAGGTATTATTCATAAAGCTGCAGTATCTCATTTAAATGATGAAACTCTAACCTTTTATAGAACTCCTACAGATCAAGGAACATGTTCGGGTTCTGTAACTCCTAACTATCGTTCAAAGAAACGAAGAACATTAAGATATGAAGTAACTAATTATAATATAGATAAAGTACTTGATGAGCATAGACCAACGCATTTAAAGATGGATATTGAAGGTACAGAAGCTCATTGGTTAGAACAGAACAATGGTATATTACCGAAGTATATAGAAGAATTCGCTCTAGAATTACATAATAAATCAAACGTTTACAAATTCATGGAAATGTGGTATAATAATATAATGAAAGATTTTAAAATAGTAAGAGCACGGGCTGATTACGGATTTGAAAATGATAACTTCTGGGAGTTTCCAGAGCTTGAGATTGCAGGAAGTGGTTCTCTTTTCGGAGTAGATATATTCATGAGAAGGAGAAAATGAGAGATTTATTTGCAAAATCTATGACAAAGTTTTTCCGTTTTATTGCAGATACTTTTTTTGCAAAAAGATATGGTCATAGAGCTATTGTATTAGAAACTATTGCTGGTGTTCCAGGTATGGTGGCTGGTATGTGGTTACATTTAAAAAGTTTAAGAAAGATGAAAACTGGTTATGGACCAGACATAAGAGAAATGCTAGCTGAAGCAGAAAACGAAAGAATGCATTTAATGTTCTTTATACAATTAGTTAAACCAAACTGGTTTGAAAGATTGTTAGTCATGTTAGCACAAGGAATTTTTATGCTATTCTATTTTGCAGTTTACATTCTGAGTTATAGAACAGCACATAGAATGATAGCCTACTTTGAAGAAGAAGCTGTTATTAGTTATACAGAATATTTAAAATTAGTTGAAAGTGGCGTAGTAGAAAATGTTCCAGCGCCACATTTAGCTATACAATATTATGATATGGGTAGTGATGCAAGATTATCAGATTTAATTAAACATGTTAGAGCTGATGAACAACATCATAGCGAAGTTAATCACAAATACGCAGATGGAGTAAGAAAAGAATAATGTCAGGTTGTATTTCACATCAAGAAATTGCAAGAGTATTACATGCAGATGGTAGTTCCTATAAAATGGGAACACTTGTATATGGTACATATGAAGAAATAGAAGCATGGTGTAAGAAAAATGATATGTGGGTTGATAGATATATGGACCATATAAATCCTTCTACTCTTTATAACACAGGTGAATGGGTAGGTAAAGGATTATCAGATCCATTTGCAGTATCAGTTCCTTATGATTATGATAAGGCTAAACCTGCTGGTACATTTAATACTAGAGGAGTTAATACAGATAAATGGTAAGATACTATTGGAAATTATGGGCTAAGTCCCTAGGAGAAAAAGCATCAGATGATCCAAAAGAAGCTGATATAGTTGCTCTTATGAGAACAGTTATTGTAATAGTAAATTTTGGAACTTGCTTTTTTATTATATCAGGTATACTGAGGCATTGGTAATGAAGAATATTATTAATTGTCCTTTCATACCAATTGCAAAAAGAGCAGCATCCCATAGAGGAGCACAAGGAGTAATATATGGCGATCAAATACAACAAAAATACGGACACTGCGATGTCAATTATGGTGGAACAATTAGCGACCACAATGACTATGATAGTCTTTGGGTTTATCATGGCAGCGACTGGAGTGGTGGTCTCAATATGTTTGGTGGTGTCTATGGTTTTCCATATGTTCAAAACACTGTTAACTTTTCTAAATTTAAGGGAAAGGTATACTCAATTGGAATCGATTTTCCACCGTACCATGAAATGGTACAAAGCAAGCTTGAGTCAGCTAAGAAAGAAGTTCAGCCAGAGTGGTTGGAAGTAGACATAGATAATTTAAAAAGGATGTACGATACTGCGGAAACAGTTTTATATCCAAATCAAACTAAGAAATTAGTTGTAGGAGATTCTCATTCGATCTGCATGTATAGATCAGGTTGGACTGTGAATAGTGTTCCATTTAAAACATTGAATGGAGCATTAAACGATGGATTAGAATCATATATCAATATGGAGACTGAAGGTTCAGTAGAATTCTATTTTGGTAATATAGATATAAGACATCATGTTTGTAGACTGGAAGGCGGTTGGGAGAAGAACGTAAAAGATCTAGCTGAACGATATGTAACGGAGGTGAAGAACTTATCTGTTCCAGGTCGTATTTACGAACTTCTACCCATCGAAAATGAGTCTAGAAAACTTCCACAATCAGGTTACTATAAAGGACAGCCGTTTTATGGAACATGGGAAGAAAGAAATAATGCACGAAACTTGTTTAATGAAATTATACATAACTCTGGATTAGGCATTAAATGGACAAAATATTTATTAAATAAACAAGGTGAATTGGATTTTGCATATATGGAAAAGCCTAAGTCAATTCATTTATCTAGAGAATTCTATCCGTATTGGAATGGATTAGACGAAGATACAAATGACTTGGAGGAGTTTTTCGGATGAAATATGCGAGTATAATACCACTTATAGGTGGAGAAACAATAGCAATGGAGAATGTTTTTGGTAAAAGACCAGAATATATTCTTACTTTTGAAGGCTTTCAGGCTAATGAAGAACACCTTTTACACCGTTATAACAATGAGGTCCCATATTTGAACCTCTCAGAGGGCCACAGTTACACAGAAAAAGTTGATGTGATTAATACTGTATGCCCATGTGCAGGGCTGAGCTCACTTAGTCCATCTGCAGCAAGTAATAATCCTATGAATGATTGGATGTATAAAGCAGCAGAATATGTATTAGGTGAGGTTAAACCAAAGGTATTCTGGGGAGAAAACGCTCCTAGATTAGCATCTAAGATGGGAGAACCTGTAGTTAAAAGATTAAGAAAGATTGGTGAAGAGAATGGTTATTCATTTTCTATATTTAAAACTAAATCTATACTTCATGGATTAAGCCAAGTCAGAGATAGAACATTCTATTTCTTTTGGGAAGGAGATCAAGTTCCTTTATTTGATTATGTATTAGAAAGACCAGGTAATATTGCTGATGACATACGTAACGTAGAACGTAGAGAAGACGATCCAATGAGTCAAATACTATGTAATGAAGCAAAGCCTTCAGATAATCCTTACTATCGATATGTATTAGAAGTATTGGAAGGTGGTATAACACATGAAGAGTTTGCATCTAAACTAGAAAGAACAACTAATCCAATGGATTATATAGAAGAAAGAACTAATTATAAGAAAGTAGCTGAATGGATGAGAGAAAATGGATACGATAACGTAGCTAAAAAATGCGATAGACAATATCATAAGCTTAAAGCTGGTGGTAATATAATGCGTAAAACAACAGAAATACCCAAAGACAAGATAGGTGCTTTTGTAGGACATATGCCTACATGTTTAACACATCCTGATGAAGATAGATACCTTACAGTACGTGAAGCTTTATCATTAATGAAACTACCAGATGATTTTATCTTACTAAATCCTAAACGTTCTTTAAATCATATTTGTCAGAATGTACCAGTTACTACAGCTGAACATCCTGCTCGTATGATAAAGAAATATTTTGATAATCAACTAGACTTAATTGAAACTAAGTTTCTAGTACAAGACAATAAAAAAAGATCCTATATTTGTGAAAATAATCCTTTACAATTGGACCAATTTATGGTATAATATACTATATAAAATAAAAATGGAGAAACTATGCCAAGTGTAGATTTAAGACCTCGTAAGAGGCATCCCAAAGACAAAAGGCCAGCAACACCTATGCCTTTTGACGTAGCCCTTAGAAAATTTCGTAAACAAGTTGAAAGAGCTGGGATAATTCAAGAGGTGCGTAAAAGAGAGTATTATGAAAAACCTGCTCAAGCAAGACAAAGGAAAAAGAAAGAAGCTATTAAAAGGCAACAAAAATTGCATGCTTCTACTCAGTTATCCCGTAATCCTAGGAGGTATGTATAATGTCTATAATGGATAAGCTTAAAAAGAATTCTAAGATTAAAGGAACTGATGTCTTAGAAGATTCTATATTCTTTCAAGAGAAAGATTCAGTAGCAACAACAGTTCCAATGATTAACGTAGCCTTATCTGGTGATGTTGAAGGTGGAATGACAAGTGGATTAACAGTATTAGCTGGTCCATCAAAACATTTCAAGACATCATTTGCTTTACTTATGGCTGCAGCATACTTAAAAGAACATAAAGATGCAGTAATGTTATTTTATGATTCAGAGTTTGGTTCACCACAATCTTATTTCGAAGCATTTGGTATCGATCCAACAAGAGTATTACATACACCTATAACTGATGTTGAACAACTGAAGTTTGATTTAGTTGGTCAATTAGATAACCTAGATAGAGGTGATAAAGTTTGCGTAGTAATAGATTCCATTGGTAATCTAGCTTCTAAAAAGGAACTAGAAGATGCGCTTAATGAAAAGTCTGTGGCAGATATGTCCAGAGCTAAAGCTTTAAAGGGACTGTTCCGCATGGTGACTCCTTATTTAACAATGAAGAACGTCCCTTTACTTGCTGTCAATCATACATATCAAGAAATTGGTTTGTTTCCAAAGGCTGTAGTTTCAGGTGGAACAGGTATCTA